ATTGGTTGGTTTAATGGAAAAAGAAGAGAAAAAAGTAGGTATAGCAATGAAAGTATCAAAACAAGATGAAGGTATTATTGTTGCTAATGAAGAAATAAAATAACTCAAATTTTTTAAATTATAAAATAAAAATATTATTATTTGTTATATGGATAACAAAAAAATATCAAATATTAAAGAAAAAACATTTCAAAAAGATAATATAGGAATTAAACAAAATTCATCTTCCGGAAATACAAATACATCTATGGGATTTCAAGCATTAGAAAATAATACAACATGAAAAAAGAATGTTGCTTCTGGATATCAGGCTTTATATAAAAATACTGAAGGTAATAATAATGATGCATTTGGTTTTAAAGCAATAGTAAATAATATTGATGGTTATCAAAATACATCAATAGGTTCTCAAGCTTTAGAAAATAATAAAATTGGTGTTAATGAAACAGCTATAGGGTATCGTTCCTTAAAAAATAGTACTCAGGGCCAAAATACAGCATTAGGATCTTTTTCTGGTCGTAGTATTGAAACAGGTACTCAAAATGTAATATTAGGGTTTAAAGCTGATGTAAAAGAAGAAGATGATTCAAATTCAATAGTTATTGGTAGTGGTGCATCAGGTCATGGAACAAATTCTATTGTCTTAGGAAATTCAAATATGACTAAAATAGAACCTGGGGCTTCAAACAAAACGGATTTAGGTTCAACTAATTATCAATTTAAAGATATTTATTTTAAAGATAAATTATATCAGAATGGAGTAGAATTTATAGGTGGTGGAGGAGCCACAGATATTAATGATTTAACTGATGGTAAATCAGATACAACTAATGTCTTCTTAGGAGAAAATAGTGGTTCTTCATTGACAACAGGTACAAATAATTCTGCTTTAGGTATAGAATCATTAAAATCAAATACCACCGGGTGTAACAACACAGCATCCGGGTATGCTGCGTTAAATAAAAATACCACCGGAGAACAAAACACAGCATCCGGGTATGATGCGTTATATTCTAATACCACCGGGTGTAACAATACAGCATCCGGGGTTCGGGCGTTATTTTCTAATACCACCGGAGAACGAAATACAGCATCCGGGGTTCAGGCGTTATATTCTAATACCACCGGGTGTTACAACACAGCATACGGGTCTTTTGCGTTAAATAAAAATACCACCGGGAATAACAACACAGCATCTGGGTATCAAGCGTTACAAAATAATACCACCGGGTCTAACAACACAGCATCCGGAGTTCAGGCGTTACAAAATAATACCACCGGTATTCTAAACACAGCATCCGGGTCTTTTGCATTATTAAATAATACCACCGGGTCTAACAACACAGCATCTGGGGTTCAGTCGTTATTTTCTAATACCACCGGAAATAACAACACAGCATCCGGGTTTGAAGCGTTAAGAAATAATACCAACGGGTATTTTAACACAGCATCCGGGTCTTTTTCGTTAAATAAAAATACCACCGGGAATAACAACACAGCATCCGGGTATCAAGCGTTAACTTCAAATACCACCGGGAGTGACAACACAGCATCCGGGACTTATGTGTTATATTCTAATACCACCGGGTGTTACAACACAGCATCCGGGTCTTATGCGTTATTGTCTAATACCACCGGGAGTGACAACACAGCATCCGGGACTTATGTGTTATATTCTAATACCACAGGGTGTTACAACACAGCATCCGGGTCTTATGCGTTATATTCTAATACCACCGGGTGTTACAACACAGCATCCGGGTATGCAGCGTTAAGATTTAATACCACCGGGTGTTACAACACAGCATCCGGGTATGAAGCGTTAAATAAAAATACCACCGGGTGTTACAACACAGCAGACGGGTATTATGCGTTAAGACAAAATACCACCGGGATTTACAACACAGCATCCGGGTATGCAGCGTTAAGATTTAATACCACCGGGAATAACAACACAGCATCCGGGTATCGAGCGTTAAAAGAAAATACCACAGGGTGTTACAACACAGCATCCGGGGTTCAGGCGTTACAAAATAATACCACCGGGAATAACAATACAGCATCCGGGTTTCTGGCGTTAACTTCAAATACCACCGGGTGTTTTAACACAGCATCCGGGGTTGGTGCGTTAACTTCAAATACCAGTGGAAATTTGAACACAGCATCCGGGTCTTTTGCGTTATATAATAATACCACCGGGTGTAACAACACAGCATCCGGGTATGAAGCGTTATATTTTAATACCACCGGGAATAACAACACAGCATCCGGGGTTACTGCGTTATATTTTAATACCACCGGGTTTTTTAACACAGCATCCGGGGTTAGTGCGTTATATAATAATACCACCGGGTCTAACAACACAGCATCCGGGTCTTATGCGTTAATTTCTAATACCACCGGGAATAACAACACAGCAGACGGGTATTATGCGTTATTTTCTAATACTACCGGGTGTAACAACACAGCATCCGGGTATAGAGCGTTATATAAAAATACCACCGGGAATAACAACACAGCATCCGGGTATGAAGCGTTATATTCTAATACCACCGGGTGTTTCAACACAGCATCCGGGTATCTGTCGTTATATAAAAATACCACCGGGAATAACAACACAGCATCCGGGCCTTTTGCGTTATATAATAATACCACCGGGTCTAACAACATAGCATCCGGGTTTCTGGCGTTATATTCTAATACCACCGGGAGTGAAAACACAGCATCCGGGTCTTATGCGTTATATTCTAATACCACCGGGTGTAACAACACAGCATCCGGGTATCAAGCGTTAAGAAATAATACCACCGGGAATAACAACACAGCAGACGGGTATTATGCGTTATTTAATAATACCACCGGGTGTTACAACACAGCATCCGGGTATCAAGCGTTATATGAAAATATCACCGGGTGTAACAATACAGCATCCGGGGTTGAAGCGTTATATAAAAATACTACCGGGAGTAACAATACAGCATCAGGGTATCAAGCGTTAAGACAAAATACCATCGGGATTCAAAACACAGCATCCGGGTATGCAGCGTTATTATTTAATACCACCGGGAATAACAACACAGCATCCGGGTATCAAGCGTTATATAAAAATACCACCGGGTGTTACAACACAGCATCCGGGGTTCAGGCGTTAATTTCTAATACCACCGGGTGTAACAATACAGCATCAGGGTCTTTTGCGTTATATTATAATACCACCGGGTGTAACAATACAGCATCCGGGTATCAAGCGTTAAATAAAAATACCACCGGGTGTAACAACACAGCATCCGGGCATCGGTCGTTATATTTTAATACAAGCGGAAATAACAACACAGCATCCGGGTTTAAAGCGTTATATACTAATGGCAGCGGAAGTGAAAACACAGCATCCGGGTATCAAGCTGGAAATACAATTACTACAGGAAGTTCTAATACCATTTTTGGATATGATGCTGATGTTGATTCTGCTAGTGCTTCAAATCGAATTGTAATTGGTAAGGGTGCTTCTGGTACTGCTGATAATACAGCAGTGATTGGAAATACTGATGTATTTCAAGTAAAAACAGGTGGTGGTCCTTATAATTTAGCATCAATTAGAACAGGTACTAGTGACCCAACTAGTGTAACACCAAATTTTATAGGACAAATTTATGTAGATACTAATTCTGAAGTAATGTGGATGGCATATGGAACATCTAGTGGAAATTGGAAACAAATTAGTAATAATCCCCCATAAATAAAAATGTATAAATAATAAAACATATTCTATTTAAAGGTATAGCTCTTTTAATAATTATGAAGTTCTCATTTCAAAAAGTAGAACAATCTAATAATCATTCTTTTGATTTGGTACAAGTAAATCAAAAAAGAAACTTATTATTCAAGATATATTATAATAAAATATCAAAAAAAAAAGAAGAGATTGATGATGAAGAAATATCAAAACACTGGGATAAAATGAAAAAGATTGGAAATCCATATGAATTAATTTATACAAGTTATAATAAAAAAAGAAAAAATGATAGTATAAGTGAATATTCTCCAATAAGTCGTTCATATTTTAAATTATGGGAGATTTTTTATAATTTTGACATATTTAAGTATTCACAAAAGAACAAAGTATTTCATTGTACTCATTTGGCAGAAGGACCTGGAGGTTTTATGGAAGCATCTATTAATTATGCGAATCAATTAGGTAAAAAAAATAGTCATTTTTGGGGGTTAACATTAAAACCCAATGATGAATATGTTCCAGATTGGAATAAAATAAAAAAAATATGTAAAAATGAAAAAAATGCGGTTATTGAATATGGTGACTTATATGAATATGAAGATGTATTTAATTTTATATTTAATTTACAATATAAAAGTATGGATTTAGTTACAGCAGATGGAGGTTTTGATTATTCAAGTAATTTTAATGGTCAAGAGCTTAACTCATGTCAAATCATCTATTCTGAAATAGTAGTTGCATTAAATATATTAAAAAAAAATGGTTGTTTTGTAATTAAAATGTTTGATTTATTTAGTTTAACAAGTATTCAATGTTTACAATTATTGGTTGAAAATTTCGAAGAAGTTGTTATTTTTAAACCAGAAACAAGTCGTCAAGCTAATTCAGAAAAATATATTGTATGTTTATATTATAAAAATTTATTAAATGATGAAAAAAAAGAAAAATTATTACTTAATATAAAAAAATGGAATGAAATACCTAAAAAAGAAGATAATTATGTTATGTTAGATTTAAAAATAAAAAACAAAATGATTCATGATTTAAATAATTTTAATAAAAATTTTGTAACTAATCAAGTTCAATATATTGATAGTATATTATATTTAATTAAAAATAAATTAAATAAAGATGAATATCATGATTTATTAAAAAATCAAGTGTTTAAAGCAATTGAATGGTGTAAAAAATACAATGTAAAAATTAATGAAGAATCTATTTATTATAAAAAAAATAATTAATATGTTAAAATTTTATATTTAAAATATAATTAAATATTAATGAAAAAAAATACAGTTTTAGGCAATAACGCGTTAAAAGTAATTAAAGATAAAACAAAAATGAATGAAGAAGATGATATTTTATCTCAAAAAAAAAATGGATATCAAAATACAGCAATTGGAAGTGATTCAACAGAAAATAATAAATCTGGTATTAATAACACAGCTGTAGGATATCGATCATTGAGAAATATTACAACTGGTAATCGAAATATAGGTTTAGGTGGATTTTCTGGTGCAAAAAATAAAGTTGGAAATAACAACATTTATTTAGGTTTTAAAGCAGATAGTTTAACTACAGATTCATTTAATGAAATTGTAATTGGTTCAAGTTCAATTGGACATGGTTCAAATACAATTGTTTTAGGAAATGAAGAAAGTAAAAAAATAGAACCAAGTAAAGATAATAATTTAGATATTGGATCAGATGATTATTCATTCAAGGATATTTACATTAAAGGAAATATTAAAAAAAATGGTATTAACATGAATGAACCAATTGTTAATAAAATTCAACCAAATCATGAAAAGAAAGGTATAAAACCAGATTATATAGGACAAATTTATGTAGATACATCTTTAGATAATGAAAAAATTTGGATATCATATGGGTTATCTATTGGTCAATGGAAAAGAGTATCAAATTAAATTTATAATAAAATTAATTCAAGTTATATCTTTCTAATAAATGTTGATAATATTTTTTTTCATTTATTTTATCTTGTATATATTTAATATTATCTTTATAAAATGAGCTATTTTTATAATTATTAGAAAAATATTGATTTCCTTTACTTATTCCACCATTAGTTGTTTTTGACAATCGCAATGTTTCATCATAAATTAAATGTTTATATTTAAGTACTAATTCTAACTTTTCTTTTTGATTAATATTTAAAAAATTATATATTTTTTTGATAGTTTCTTCCTTCTTTTCAATAATATCTTCATAATACAATAAAAGTTTTCTTCCTTGAAACTGATGATAGAAATCTAAATTACTAAAATATACTTCTTTAAATTGTTGTTTATATGATATTTCTTTATATTGAATACTTTTATAGGTATCTTCACGAATAAATATTTCAAGTGGATTTCGAGTAATAAAAATAAGTTCATTCACTTCTTCATGTTTTAACACATAATGAGGTTCTGGTAAAATAACATCATGTTGTTTATAATAAATAAAATAATTAGGGTCAATAATATCAAAGTTCATAATAGAACGGGTATGTATTGGATCATCAATATTAATTAAATCTTTTAAACCTGCACTAGGATATTGAGTAAAAAGTTCAATAAATGTTCGAATAATATGATTTCCTGCTCTTGGAATAGATAATAATAAATTTTTTTTATTATTATATTTTTTTTTTGAAAGTGTCATTTGAATGGGTTTAGATTGAAACATATTTATTTATTAAAATTATAGTTTTATATTTAATTAGTTTAATTTAGAATTAAATTAATAAATAAAAAATATGAAAAAAAAACTTCTTTGGATTGGAGATGATCCTCGTTCAAAATCAGGTTATGGACGTGTTTTAAATGAAATGTTACCTTATTTATCAGAATCTTTTGATGTATCTATTAGTGCTATTGGTTATCAAGGAAATAGTGATAAAATAAATATTATAAATAGTGCTGATGGTACTCCATTTGGGTTTAAATCAATTATACACATTTATAATCAAATAAAACCAGATATATTTATTTTATTAAATGACCATAAAATAATTGGTGGATGGTTAAATGTATTATTTAATAATTGTGATTTATCTTTTTGTAAAATTATACCATATGTTTGTACAGAATATATTGGAATACCAAGAGAAGACATGAAAATATATAATCAAACATGTAATCATATTTTAGTTATGGCGAATTTTACAGGAGATGAAATGTTCAAAAGAGGTTGTATTATACCTTATACAAGAATAAGTCATGGTTATCCTGAAACATTAAAGAAAATGGATAAAAAAAAAGCAAGAGAAATTTTAAATATAAATCAAAATGCGTTTATTTTTTATAGTGGAAATAGAAATCAACCTCGAAAAAGATTGGATATTATTATTTTTGCGTATGTAGAATTCCTAAAAAAATACCAAAATCAAGATGTATTACTTATGATGAATTGTGGTCTATCTGATATGGGAGTAAATATACCCGAGCTTTATGAACAATTATGTTTAGATAATCAAATAAAAAATTATGAATCAAAAATATTTTATTGTAATAAAACTCATGAAGCATCTTCTTTTAATGATGAAGATTTATCTTTAATTTATAGTTGTGTTGATGTAGGAATAACAACGTCTACTGGTGAATCATTTGGACTTATTCCATTTGAAATGTGTTTATTTAATGTACCACAAATTATACCCAATTTTGGTGGTATTATTGAATCAATAAAAGATGGTTGTATTGTTATAAATCCGAATGATTATTATACTTATCCAAATATAATACAAAGTGCTTGTGGTACTGGTGTTGTTGTGCATCATAAAGAAGTAGCACAAGCAATGGAGATGTATTATACAAATAAAGAAATATATAAAAAACATCAAGATATTATTAAAAATAATTTAAATGGTTATTCATGGAAAGAAGTATCAAAACAATGTATTGAATTATTAAATCAACAATTGGAAATACCACAAAAATATAAAATACCATCAAAAGAACTCATTGATAAATATGAAAACATATTAAAAAAACATGATTATATTTTTAAAAAAATGGATTATTTTTTAAAAATAAATAATGAATTTTTAGAAGGTGGGTGTATGTATGAACACGGAAATTATACATGTATTGAAGATAAGACATTTTTAAATAAACAATTAAATCTTTATGAATTATCAAAAAATTGTGAACATATAATCGAAATTGGCTTTAATTTGGGTAATTCAGCATTGCTTTTTTTGTTATCCAATTCAAAAAGTAAAATTGTATGTTTTGATATATGTACTCATAAATATGTAAAATTATGTTTTGATTATTTAAATGAATTATTTCCAAATCGAATGACTTTAATTGAAGGAGATTCAACAAAAACAATACCTATGTTTTATGAAGATAAATATTATGATTATTTTGATCTTATTCATATAGATGGTTGTCATTACATTGAATATACCCATCAAGATTTTATAAATACTTATAAAATGGCAAAAGATATTATTATAATTGATGATTATAATATAGAATGGATTGATTTTTTAGTTCAGGAATATAAAAAATATAATTTAGTAAATGAAATATATCATTATGAAACATTTAATGCAACGCATGCGTTATTAAAAAAAAATAAGTCACTAAATAATCTTGTATTAAATAAAAATTTACAGAAAATTAAAAATATATATTTAGATTTTAAATTTAAAAAAATTTCAGCACCAAAAAATAAAATACTTATTTGTGGTTTTCCACATTGTGGAACAACAATTACAAGAAATATATTAGGACATATTGAAAACATACATGAAATTATAGAAGAAACACCTTTTATTCATGAAAATATGTTATATGAGAATAAAATAACTTTAGTTAAACATCCTTGGATAAAAATAAATTATTATTCACCAATAACAATATTAGAAGATAATAATTATAATGATTTTCATATTGTTTTTATATTACGAAATCCATATTGTATTTTTAGTAGTCTTAATACACGATTTGAACATAAAAAATTAGATTTGGGTCATAGCATTAATAATTATTTAGAAACATTAGAATATTTTGATTATTATATCAATAATCCTAAAGAAAATATATATTGTATAAAATATGAAAATTTATTTAAAAATAATTATTTTGAATTTAAAGAATTAATAAATCATTTTAATGTTCAATATGATGAATCTATTTTTAATAATGAAAAATATAAAAACATTGGAAATTTATATGATGAAGAAGAACTTACTCATTATATATTAAGAAATAGACAAATAAATACAGCATTTGAAAACAAAAATGATTTTTCAAATCTAAATTTAACATTAGAGCAAATAGAACAACTTAAAAATAATCCTTTAGTTCAAAAATATTATCCATTAAATGATGATATTAACAATTATATTTCTTCATTATTAAAAAAAGAAACAATAAATAATAAAATACAAAAAATAAATAATTCTTTTTATCAAGTAAAATTTTGAATTTAAAGTTTAATTTTGATTATATATTAAATGGAAAATCTAATTACTCAAAAATCAATAAATGAAGTAGATAATGTTGATAATTATAAATATAATAGTGATAAAATTATATTTTTACAAAAGGATATTATTGATTTAAGCCCAACACCAATGATTATTTATGAATTACCAAGACAACAAGAAATAAATAATGAATTTAAAGAAATTGCTAAAAATATACCTGACCAATTTTTATATATTAATAAAAATCAAGATCCAAATAAAAAGAGTTTATTCTTTTCACAACAAAATGCATATGTTCCAGGTAATAGAATTTTAGAGTTTTCAAATGAATGTGTTCAAGTTCTTAAACATACAATTATTGAAAAAATAGTTGATTTATTAAAAATGTATTTTCATAATAATGAATGGTCAATTCAAATAACAAATTCATGGATCCAAAAATACAAAGATGGTTCTTTTTTAAGCCCTCATAATCATATGATAATTGAACAACAAGAACCCAATTATAAATATTTTAGTTTAGCTTATTATATTGATGATGGTAATCCAGATGATAGTCATACATATAATGGTTGTATTACTTTTCAAGTAAATCAGAAATTATTTCATATAAGACCAAGACCTGGTTTATTATTAATCTGGGAGTCTCATTTGATACATAATGTTAATCCATTTTTTAGTAAAGATGGACAAGAACGTATGATGTTAAGTGCCAATATTATTTGTATTCCTAAAGTTTAAAAAATTAAGTACTTAAAATAATATAATTAATTTTAATTAGGAGTATTTAAACTCAATAAAATGTATAAACGTAAATATGAAGAAATGAAATATAATAATGATATTCGTTATTATAAAGATAAAATTGTTTATTATTTTAAAAATGAACAAGAAGAATTAAAATATTTTAATTATAAAAATGTTATTATTGAAAAAGATAAAATTATACCTAAATATAAAAATGAAAAAGAGTTAAAAGATAATATAAATTATGTATTGGGATTAGTTCCTAAAAATGCTTTGTTCTTTTATCAAGATAAATACTATAAATTCTTAAAATATGATAATCATTATCAAATTGTTTTTGTTCAAGAATATGATATTGATAAAAATAAATATAAATCTAAATATATTTTTAAACCAAACATAATAATCAAACGAATTTTTATATAAATTTTTTTTTTTTCTTATAAATTAAATTTATATATATATGTTTAATTTAGATGCCTAAAAAAAACACGGCTTATGGAGATAATGCTTTAAAAAATAATAAATCAAATCAAAATAGTGCTTTTGGTTTTGAAGCATTAGAATTAAATACAATGGGTTATCAGAATACTGCTGTTGGTAGTGATACTTTAGAAAATAATGCACAGGGAATTAATAATACATCTATTGGTTATCGTTCACTACGTAATGTTGATAGTGGTAATCGTAATATTGGTATTGGAGGATTATCTGGTAATAAAATACAATCTGGTAATAATAACATATATCTTGGTTTTAAAGCAAATGGTAATAATGAAGATGCTGTAAATGAAATTGTAATTGGTTCTGAAACAATTGGTCATGGTTCAAATACTATTGTTTTAGGAAGTAATAGAAGTACAACTATTGATCCTGCAAGTAATAGTCAAACAGATATTGGTTCATCATCTTATCAGTTTAAAGATGTTTATTTTACTGGTGAATTATATCAAAATGGGTTACCTTTTGTTAGTGGAGGTGGTTTAACGGGTATTACTGGATTTACTGGAGCAACTGGTTCTACTGGACCAGGATTTACTGGAATTACTGGTTTTACTGGTTCTACTGGTTCTACAGGAATTACGGGACCTACTGGTCTTGGAGCTACAGGAATTACTGGATTTACTGGTTCTATAGGTTCTACAGGTATTACTGGACCAGGATTTACTGGATTTACTGGAATTACTGGTTTTACTGGTTCTACAGGTATTACGGGACCTACTGGTCTTGGAGCTACAGGAATTACTGGATTTACTGGAATTACAGGAAATACTGGTAATACAGGAGTAACAGGTCCGGGATTTACAGGTATTACAGGTTTTACAGGTTCTACTGGAAATACTGGTCCTACTGGAAATACTGGTCCTACTGGTTCTACTGGAATGACAGGTAATACTGGACCTACTGGTTATACTGGTATTACTGGTTCTACTGGATTTACTGGACACACTGGTACTCAAGGTATTCAAGGTGCTACTGGTTATACAGGACCCACTGGTTTTCAAGGTATTCAAGGTAATACTGGTTATACAGGAACAACTGGTACCCAAGGTATTCAAGGTTATACTGGTTATACAGGACCCACTGGTTCCACAGGTTCCACTGGACCTACCGGAGCTACAGGACCAGGATTTACTGGACATACTGGCTCCACAGGTTCCACTGGACCTACAGGAGCTACAGGACCAGGATTTACTGGACATACTGGTTCCACAGGTTCCACTGGACCTACAGGAGCTACAGGACCAGGATTTACAGGATATACAGGATTTACTGGTTCCACAGGTTCCACTGGACCTACAGGAGCTACAGGACCAGGATTTACAGGATATACAGGATTTACTGGTTCCACAGGTTCCATTGGACCTACAGGC